CTTCATCAATCTTAGTCCAGTTAGTAGAGATGATATCATTCTTTACGTATTCCGCTGCACTTGTTCCGCCCTGCGCTCTGCTTACACCAGTAAAAGTCGTAGCTGTTTTACCTGTATAAGCTATCTGCTCTGATTTAATAAATAAAGTACCACTAGAAGCAAAGCCAGATGTATCGTTTACCGTGAATGTAGTTACTGCATCAGTGTGGGTAATAGTTAAAAAGGTAGAAGTTGCCTTTCCTACAACAGCGCCCCTTGCGGCTATAACATCATTACCAAGTATAGCTGTCATAAGAAGTTCATCAGAACCGGTTTTACTCGTTGTACCTAAATTAGTGTCATTAAATTCTTTTAATATGTATTTATTAGTACCGGCCATTCTACGATAGCCACCCTTAATAGAAGGTTCAAAGTTCTGTAATAGTAAGGCTGACCCAATAGGTTGAGTAAACGGGTCTTTATTAAGAACCAATCCCCCATCAAGTGATACAATTTGTTGCTGTATTTGAGCCATTATTAACCTGTGTATACTTCTTTTGCAGTTACTACCACATTTAGTTTACTAGCTGCTCCTGCAGTTACTACTATTGTATCTGCTGAATTTAAAGAAATGGGATTAGAGTTTAGTACATCCATTACTTCGTCTGCTGCCATACTATACGTAGTAACAATTGGTATATCTGTAGAAGAAAGAACTGCTTTAGCTGTAAGGTCTACTGTACCACTATGTAAATTATTGACTTGAAAAAGACTAATTTCTGCTTTATGAAATGAAGGACAGGTATATATAGTAGTAGCTCCAGTACCTGTTAAGAGTTGCCCTACTGTGCGATAGTCTGACATTTAAAATGCTCTATCTTCGTATAGTCCACTTGCTTTTATTAGTGCTGTTGATCGTATATAGTCTGTACGATTAGATAGTAAACTTTGCATATTTTTTATGCCCACTTCAAACCTACCAAAGTTTTCCCTATACTGATCTACTTCACTTCTGTATTGATAAATATATGCAGTAGCACCATCAACAATAATAGCAGAAAATCTATCGGGTATTGTAGGAGAATCCGTTGAAGCAGATAAATCAGAAGCAAAAGTAAAGTAATCATAATTTACAGCATACGTTTTATCTGGATATGGCCATAAAGCAAAATTATTATCCAATTTACGCACGACATATTTAGGTATTCCAGCATTATCAAACTGGGCAACTGTGGTTTCATCTGTATGTGTCGTAGCACTAGAGCCACGAGTACATCCTGTGAAAGTAGTAGATGTTGTACCAGTATAGGTTATTGGCTCGTTATCTATTTGAATCGTGCCTGTACTAGTAAAACCAGAAGTACTTACTACTGTAATAGTAGTAGCAGCAGCACCTAGAGTGCCTCCTTCATTTAATGTCGTTGTTTGAACCGCCTCCGCATCTTTAATAAAATTTTCTACATACTCATAATATGTTAATATATTTAAACTATTACCAGAAACACTTAAATCGCTATCCTCTACAAGCCTAAAAGTATTATAGTCTAATACTTTAGCATCTGCAGGTATAGAATAGTCTGCTACACCAGGAACTAAAGTTGCTGTTTTTGTAGTGTGGTTAAACGGCCAGTTAAATTCTTTTTGATTAATCCATCTAATTGAATCATTAACAGCATTCTTAGCTAGGGTTTGAATACCACGAGAATTCGCCCAGTTAGCGGAGGTCAATTCTACTTCATTCATTCTAGCTAATACTAGATTTGTTAATGTAAGATAAGTAGCCATAAAGTGTTCCTATTATAATGAATAATAGTAATGTGAGTTGGCCGAAGCCAACCCACACCACCATTACAAATTAACTATGCAAGCTGATCACGATCAACTTGTACAGTGTCTTCACCGAAGCCATTACAATCAATAGCACAAGCGTAGACCCTCAATTTGCCTGACGTAACATCAGCAGAACCAGCAATCAACTTAACGTCGATTGTGTCTGCAGTAGTTACAAAGCATTCAAATAAAGAATCGGCACCTGTGATAACATCATTGGATTGGCCGTTAGTTCCTTCAGCAAGAATACCCGTTGAAGAAACATCCCCGCCATCAATAATATCATCACCAGCAGCAAAATCAATATCTACTGTTGGCGAAGAACCATCAACTGCTTTCAAAACTTCACAACCTGCGAACAAAACAAAAGTATTTGCAGGAACTTCTAGAAGCTGAAAAATGTCTCCGTCAGTACAACTATAACCATCAGCAGTTAACATATCAAAATCAAGGATGGATTCAAGCATCCTCATTTTATTTCCGCCACGATCCGCTTGGTTAATAGCACTAGAGTTAGCACTTACACCAGTTGTACTTTTAGCTGTCATATCAAAAGTAGCCATAATGTATTCCTTTCTCTAAGCTATGTTATACTTGGCGTTAGCAATAGCCTCTGGCCGAAGAATTTTACGACCATAAAGGTGCATACCACGCACGATATCAGCAAAGCTATCAGGATCACGATAAGATTCTGTTTTCGTGATCTGGCTTGCGGTAGCTACAGCGCAAGAATGTCCCGCAACAAGAATGCCATAATTGGAATTTTGGTTAGCACTACCAGTAGTGCCAGGACCACTGCCAATAGAAGGCAAATTGTTAGAAACATATACCCTGAAGCCATAAAGATTTTTTAGAGCCAGCCCGTTGCGAAGAGCACCAGCCTCACCATAGTCTGAATTTAGAAAACGTGAATCTTCGTCCATCAGAACTTCCATGAAATGAGGTGACACAACTAACCAACGACCATCCTTGTCTACAAACTGCGTATCCAAAAGACGGGCCATTCTCGCCACAACCATGTTTGGAGATGCCGTAGCAGTTGGAAGAGCGGTAGCACCAGGAAGACGAGCAGCGAGAGGAATTGAATGATCTCCCGCTGACGTAGTAGTGATGTTACCAAAGTCGCCCTTTTTCAACTGCATCGAAGATAGCAACTCATTAGAACCAGCAGTCGAAACAGCCTTGGTTCCAGATACCGTAGTATTAGCGGATCCGGCTACAGTGCTGATAGTAGCTTGGGTCCAACCTGAAAGGTAGCCCAAAACTTCCATGTCATACTGATCTTTCAGGCGATAACCTGCACGATCAGATGCCATCGACTGAAAATTCACATGCGAATGCGCTTCTTCAATGTCATCTACCTTGAAAGCAAAGTAATTAGACTTATCTACGATAAGCTGAAAATCTTCATCATCAAGGTCTTGTGGAGTAACTTGAGCACCACGGGCATATTCTTTGACCGTGATCTCTGGCTCTTTAATAATACGGACAGTATCTCCGAAGTTGGAAATTTCACCAAAGTAATCATTATTGGTGATGTCCTCAACGACAGACGACTTACGGAAAGCAAGCTGTGTCTGTTTAGAATAAATTACAGGGCTAAAATTACCATTCGGCAAATTGTTATACCCTGCAGCACGTTGAAAGGCCATTTTATTTCTCCTTTTTCGTGTGAAGTGGGCAAACAAGGCCCACAAGTATAATAAACATATTATACTTCAGGACATAACTTTTATAGGGCCAGTAAATTAAGGGTGGGATATATAGATGATCAACCTACTATCGACCTTTTTACAGGGTTGCCAAAAAGTTAAACTAAAAAACTAGGGTTGGCAAAAATGGGCCTAGTTTTAAATATAACACCATTTTAACTGAAATATATTATTTGTCAAGTAAAAAGTTTATCTAGCATTTCCACTTAAATCATAAATAAAAGTACCTGCTTTTAGAGATTCCATGATAGCATCTGAATGTTCTTCGTATTCATCAGCACTCATAGCCTCTACATCAGATTCTTTCCAGGCATTGGTGTTATCTTCAATATCAGGAATATTCTTTGGAGAATTTGTTTCTACTAAAGTAGCTGCAGATTTTTCGCTATTAGAAGTAGATTCTTTTTCTTCTTTTCCTATACCTGTATCAATTTTATAAAGATCAATTGCTCTAGCAGCAGAACGGGCATCCGTTTCATTTTCATATAAAGCATCTTGTACCCATTTAGGCTGTTCTTCTACCCACTCATGAAAGTTGTTACTAGAACGAATATCATCAAAATCAGGATGCAAGGACAATAATTCTACTTCTGCTCTTTCTCTTTTTGCAGAAGCTTGTAAATTATCAATTTCTTCTATTCTAGTTTCTAGTTCTTGTGCCTGTTCTTTTGATTTTTTAATAGCAATTGTTTCGATTATCGCAGCTACGTCAGGATATTCCTGTGACCAAGAATCAATTTCCTCTTCTGATTTTGGAAGCTGTATCTGATTTTTTGTAGCCACATCTAGCTGTTGCTCTAAAGCAGATAATTTTTCTTTAAGTTCATTTTGCTGCTGTTGAGAATGTCTGCGAAGATCACCATATCTTTTCTTAAAAGTTTTTTCTTCTGGGTTTTCTGGTTCTACTTCTTCTGCTGCTTGTTTCTCTTCAGTTTTTACATCATCTTCTTGTTGTTTAATAAGCTCTTCTAATTCTTTTTCTTCATCTTCTATACTTTTAATATTACTATATTTTTTATCTGCAATACCCATAATTTTCTTTACAGGTTCCACAACACCAACTGTATCTACCATAGCATTTTCTCCTATGCTGGGGCCAACCGTAGCCAAATCGGGGGGGGGTCAAGTAAGCCAACATATGGGACTATTAATATATTGAAGCTAGTCCCTTGCTCCTTTTACTTTTCTTTTTCTTTTTAGACATAAATCCACCTTTATTCATCGCTGACATTCCTGCCTCGCCGCCAAGGCCAGCAGCCTCTCCAATACCCATGCCTCCGATGCCCGAAGGATCACCTGGACCAGCTTCCTCACCAGCAGTGGCGATCTGGGCTGGGGTTGGCGGGGGCGGCATATTAAAGGGTTCGGAATACGTGACTCTACTGGGCGGAGTCCAAGCAATAACCTGCGGCATTCTGGGCCTCTGCTTCCCCCGCTGCCGCAAAATCTGGGCTGGGGTTGGCGGGGGCGGCATATTATGGGGTTCGGAATACCTGACCGGCGAGGTCTGCGAGGGCAGACGAGGATGGCCCTGGAACGGTGAGCGTCTGGTGACGATGGGGGTCTGGGCGACCTTACGGGCGACGATGGGGGTCTGGGCGACCTTATGGGGGACGGGGGGCGGTTCTGTAGGTCGGGGTTTCATATGCAACGGAGTATCTTTACGTGCATTTACAACCTTACTTCGATTTTTAGCAGAAAGAGAATTATATGCTTGCATTGGTCCATAAGCATGTATTTTACCACTAGAATCTACATAATTACCACTAGAATCATATGCGCCTGGAACACCCAAAGCATTACTAATACTTGAAAAACCTATAAGGTCTGTCGTACCTGTCATACCAGTAATAAAACCAGTATCATTGTATTTAAAATTTTCAGGATTAAAATCTTTAGAATTGGGATTAAAACCAAATTTTACAGCATCTAAAGCATGTACTTGATCTACACTTAATGTAGGATGGTCTGTGACTGTCATTATACCAAAAGGCGTATCAACACCATAAACAGCCCCATGAGAGAAATTACCTGCACCAATTGTATTTGGTATGCCCATAGTTCGCATCGCCATAGCTTGTGCAGATGCTTGAGCGGGTTGTGTTGCTGCTCTTGAGACTAGAGATGCTATAGATAATGGTGTTGCACCTACACCGAATACAGCACTAATTGCTGCTTTAGCGCCCATCGATATAGAAGTTTCTGGTGTTAATCCATGTGCAGCCAAGGCGGCCTGTGCTCCTAGTTTAACAGCCCCTTCTAATGAATGATCAAAGGATTCTTCCATACTATGTTCTATCACACTAGATACTGCTTCAGATATTTCACTACTTGCAGTACTGGGTACTCCTGGTACACCACTACCCGAAGCATTTTCGCCTCGACCAGCAGCAGCAGCATCGGGAGAATGTCCTCTTGTAGTGGGGGCTATTTGAGATTCTTGAAGTTTTTGCTGTACTGTTCCTGGTAATTCTTCAGAACCTACTTTACGATATCCTGCAGGTACTCCTCCTTGCACCTTTCCTCCTAAAGTAGTTAAATGAAGAACATTGCCTTGACTATTAACGTAAGCTTCTACTTTATATCCTCCAGGCAATCCTCCTCCTGTCCCTTGTAATTCAGGATAAGTTTGATTTTTTGCAAACTCTGGTCCTGCTGTATTTCCCCATACACTTTCCCTAGTTGTTCCTGGTGGAGCTACAATAGCCCCGGCAGGAAGTTGGTCCCGTCTAAAAGACTGTCCGAATGACGAAACTCCCGGCGGCGGGAAGTAGGTATAATATCCGTCACCTACATCCATATAATATCCTTGTTGATATTGATTTGCACCTATTCCTGCAATAGGAACAGTATTTGCTTTCGGAATAAATTGAGTAGATACAGGAGGTGGAGGAGTAACGGCAGGATTAGAAGAAGGAGTAATAGGTGTACCTGCCGGTAGTACAGGAGCCGGGGATAAAGGCGTGTTAAAAAGTCCGTTAGCCATATTTCTTTCCTTTTTATTATACCCTTGATTGCTGTTTTTGTTGTAGAGTATGTATTGCACTTTTTTGAGAAGCAGTTAAATTTTCTAATTCTGGTACTTCTGGTATATTATACGTAGGCTGTAAGGCAGGTTGTTCTTGAAAGGTCATAGGTTCACCAATTTCATTAAGTACCACACCCCCTGTTTGATATTCCATAGGCACTTCTTCTTCGGTATCTGCTATTGCCTGTTCAGTATTTACTGGAGTATCTGCCCTTTCTGGTAGAGGAGTAGTTTCAGGTATTTGCTCTTCATCAGGATTGCCCACTAATCCCATTCTTTCTATTTGATCCAAACCGTGTTTTGCAACTTGTAAAGTTTCTATATAAAATTTTACTCCGTGATAATTTACAGCATATTCAGGAATTACAAATTCACCGGGACTAATAGCAACAGTCTCATCATCTCGTACTCCTTCTGCTGTAGCACCAAGAGGAATCTCATTTCCACTCACAGGGTCTACTTCATTTGGATCAGGTATAAGTCCTGCAAATTCCATTTGTTCTTGCATCATTTCATCAGCCAT